CACGATCCGAACCTTATCGTCAGACTTATTACCAAAAAATTTATCAACAACAGGTCCGAGATTAAGATATATTGAGTCGGTGTCAGATGCAATAACGTAATCTTTCTTATCTGTTGAGAGTAGTTTATTTAGGTAACTGTTCATCTTGTTCTCAATCCATCTAATTGAGACTTGACCTGATAACGTAATGGCCTCAGCGTTTGCTAACCTATAATACCTGAAGTGCTCATTGCCGATAGCACCATAAGCAGAATTAAGAGAGATCTTCTTTGCCATCTGTATGTTATTACACCTAGCAATCTCTTTTGTGAGTTCAACCGATGGATTCTTTTCATACTCTTGCTTTGCCTTAATCATTTTCTTCTTGAAGATGACCCTAGAGTCATACATCTTCTGCATCATCAACGGTAAGAACCCTTGCACGTCCTTCCTGTACTGTGCTCCATTGGCACACACAGCAAACTCACCATCAATCTCAGTCTTCTTGTTTAAGATCCCTTCAACGCTGGCATCACTGTGTCTAGTCTCCCAGAGGGTCTCTGGCGAGATATTGTACTGCATAATAAGGTGAGGATACAGACTATTGAGATCAAAATTGACCACCCAATCATAGCGTCCTGGTTTCGGTTCTTTAACATAAGCACCTGCGTATTTTGAATCTTTAGTTGCTTCCCTCTTAGGGGGAATAGCAATCTTTCTTTTATTCAATTCACAATAGATGTAGTTGTCCCACATCCTAACCTGAGAGAAAACATCTTCGTAGTTTACTTTAGCATCATATGCCATAGTAAATGCTAGATCAAGTAGTTTCATCTTGTCGTCAAGTTGATCTACCAACCTAACGTCATGAATGTTATACTCAATAAACTTCTGCCAATCATTCTCATAGAAATCTTTGAATGTATCAAACTCAGAGTGATCTAACTTTCTTTCTCCAAGCTCAACCATACAGATGTGATCAAGTCTATAACTTTCTTGGTTTGTATAAGTGAATTTCCTGTATAGTTCCAGATAATCCAGAGTAGCAATTCCTCGTAAATCGTAGGCGACCTGTCTTCGTCCTTTGATGTAAATTTCTCTAGAAGATATAAGTTTCCACGGGCTAAGGGTCTTAGTAGCCTTCTCACCGAGAATCCTATCAATACGGCGAGCGATATAGGGAATATCAAAAAGCTGTACGTTCCAACCTGTAATAACATCAGGATAATTTTCACTCCAATACCCCAAGAATGCAGTTAACATAGACTCTTCAGATCTGAAGTGCATATAGTCCACTTCAGAATCTTTGTTGTCAAATGGTCTAGCACCAAAGACAATGATGCGACCAGTATAAGAGTCCTTAATACTGATTGCTAGTATCTCTTGGTCTGCTGATTCTATATCAGGAAATCCATTCTCAGCAGCAGTTTCAATGTCAATATTAAAGACACGAATCTGTGAAGTATCATACTTGATCTCATCCTCTGGATGCTCCTGAGTAATATATTGATACAAGTAACGAGTGTTACCATAGATATCAAAGTCTTCTACTTCTCTATATCTTTTAACAAATTCCTTTGCGTCATTGATAGAGCCCATAGAAAGAGGTTCTACACAATCACCCTCAAGAGTTTTCCACTCAGAATAATTTTTACTTGCAACATAAAGAGTAGGGTTAAATGGAACCCTGTAAGAAAAAGAAGAACCGCCTTCGTACCCACGTACTAAAAGGCGGTTTGCTACCTGTTCAATATTAGTATAGAACTTCATTCAGTCAGCACTTCAGGCTCAATTGGTTTGTAACTATAGTAACTAGCAAGGATGTCCTTACCAGGTTCTATGAATGTTAGTATATCAGAAGATCGTATGACTGTCTCCTTAACGTCAGCAAATGGTAGCCAATCTTTAAGATTGAGTCCATCTATTGCTAATGGTTCTACAAGGATACAGTCAGGATCTCCCAACTCTACTCCTTCAATCTCCTGTACTTGTGCCAACAGCCACTGGTCCTTCAGTAGCAGCACTTGTAGGTTCTTTTGGTTCTCCATCATTAATTCCTAAAATATCTTTTCCTTCGTTTGGTAAGAATCCTAAATTCACACCTGCATCTTTAAGCTTCTCAACATAATTCCTAAGAATATCTATTGCTGGTGGTAAAGCTGAGACAACTGCTGCTGGATTGATTCTATGATCTTCATAAGGAGAATATGGATTCCACCTACGATATCCTACTTGGAAATTTTCATTTCCATTTTCATCTGGTTCGCCTGTTTGTAAACTTAGAACCAATGGATACAAGCATTGATATGCAATAAACTTATCATCTTCACGTATCTGTGTAAAGTTACAGATAACATGTTCACCAGTTATCATCTGGATGATACGAATATTATGTGGAATTTCTGGTGTATTATTAATATTTGAATCGGTCATTTTTAATTATAATTACGATTAGGGATTTTAACTACGGCTTTACGTTTTTCTGTTTGGTGATCTTGAGCTATTGCTCTATGCTCACAATCTGGATGGTTCCAACGGAACATACCACGATGCATTTCACTCATACCCAAAGCAATAAGAATGTTATCTTCAATTCTTCTTATGTGAGTGCTCCAGAATTTATCTCTCTTAGTTTCAAGAGATTCTTTTGCATCAGGTACAGGAACAGAATACACAATATTTAGTGGCTTGTCATTCTGCATTGCCTCCCTATTTTTCTGAAGTAATCCACCAACACGAGATGAAATGTTAGCATAATTAATATAAAATGTATACTCATCATCACTATACCAATAATTCTCAAGCCAAGGATCATCTTCTGCAAACTCATTAAAGAGATGCTCCATCCTCTTCTCATTAATGTCTTGGTATCTATCACCACATGCAACTTTACCAGAAACACGGAACTCAATAGATAGTCTATCAAGTATTGTATTCCTTTGTTTAGTTGTTAGGTGTCTCCCATGAAACTCTATCTTTCTCTTTAATGTATCTTCATCATATGTTTTTGATAGATTAAGAACAGTACGAACTGTACTTTCAACATCTTTAGTTGTAGGATTCTTGTGATGTACCTGCTGTAAGATATTAGAACTACTAGCAAATTCAACCTTTGCTTGTTCATCTGCAAACCTAACTGCTTGACACATCCATCCTGGAATGTTTAAAATTCTTGCAGCTTCTTCTCTGTGTCCTCCATTAACTCTACTACTGTCATCAATATCATAATAGATAATCTGACAAGTAGTATCAATACCATCAGTCTCTATTCTATCAGCTAACGCATAAGCGTCTGCCATCTTAAATTCTGCTCTGGTAGGATTGTTCCAGAATCCAGTAAAATCAGAAAAGAATTTCATTTGTGGTTTACCTACTAGTTCCACTCCAGGAACTTCATAAGTATGTGGTTTGTATGTCCATGCTTTAGGGTCACAGTGATCTACAGCCCAGTAATCAGAAACATAATCTGATTCTGATACTGAGATATCTAATACAGATGCTATTGTCATAAAAATTTCACTTATAAAAATATTCTATCACCTCATTTAGAGGTTGTCAAGCTTTTCTTTTCAGAAAACCAAATCTTTTTTTGCTTCTCTTCTGGTACAAATTTTTCTAGTACCACTGTGAGTAGACCGTCTTTATAATCTACTTCTTTAACTTCAATATCATCACCCAGTTGCCAAGTCTTAGTAAAGGATCTAGAAGCAATTCCTTTGTGAGCATAGTTTTTTTCTTCTTGTTCTTCTGGGTATGCTGATACTGTTAGAAGTCCTTGTTCTGTTGAGACTTCAATATCTGATCTTGAAAATCCTGCAAGAGCGACCTCCAGAGTGGTTCTGTTAGCAGGTCCAGAAACAATGTTGTATGGTGGATAACTTGTTCCACCTCCAGCAAGAGCTTCAAGTCTGGTGAGTCTTTTGATGTCATTTTCAAATCCTAGCATGTAAGGGGTATAAGTATCCCAATCAAATGTTACCATTGGTTTGTCCTCGTAAGCGACTATGTTTATTGTGACCCCGAAGGCATCACATTACTAATTATATCTCAGAAAACAATTTTGACAACAGTAAAGAATTCTGGATTTCCGAAGATTCATTACGGTTCTTACGAGCATAATCAATACTACTTTCAGTGTACAAATCAAATGCTACGGTATACCGTACTTTTGGTTCAGATATTATATCAACTTTATGTTCAAGCCACGAAGGAAACATAGTCAAACCACCAATAGTATTTTTAACTTTCCAATAACCAAAATACCAACCTAGATATGGAAAATAATAATCAGTTGATGTTCCTATTTTAGATAAAGAAAGATTACCACTTACATAACTATTCTCATGAAATCCATGCGAATGATGTTTTATAAAACTCCCTTCTTTCATTACAACTGCCCATCCACGTATCCATAATTTATTTTTAGGTATACATGGATATTTTAATTCATTATTATATTCTAAGTATGTCTGATATATTTTATCAGCAAGAATTTTTATTGTGTTATTATCCCAATCAAAAATATTATAACTTAACCAATCATAATCTTTATGATCCCAATGACATTCATCTCTATCAATAATCTTTGACAATTCTATAGAAAAAGAAGTATCATAGTTATCAAGATAAACTGGTATGTCAAATGATGGAGCTAAGGTTGTGTTAGCATCCCAACTCTTCCACCTATACATTTTTGGATTATCATAATAAACCCTAGTAGGGTGATTCTCCATCAATCCTCTTGTTTCTTTCTTCCAATATTATACTTGCTTTCAAGCGTCCAATCACCTTTGTCTTTAAAACTTAATACTTTGATTTGGTTTAGAGGAGCAAGATCCTCTACCTGTTCTTCTTTAACAATACCAATCAAACCCCAATCAGATAAAAGTTTTGCTATCCTATTTCTTCGTTGAAGATCATTGCTTGAAAAATTTGTGTTCTTACCATCAAGTGCAAAGAGTTCCTTGAAGTGAACGATGTAATACTTTCCTTGCTTATGCAAGATGTGACATGATTGATATATCTTTTTTTCTTTCCTAGAAGCTACACCAATTCTAGTTAGTGTCTCTCTCACCTTCAGGAAGTCATCAGGTTCACCCAGTGTGACTTCAACCATGTCAGATTGTTTCCACTGAATTTCAACTTCGCTTGCCATTGTTACCACCTTTTCTCAATAGATATGTAATTTTATCTAGTTGATCCTTGGTGAGAATCCTGAGTGCTTGGAGAGCTTTATCATCATTATAACCATAATACTCTTTAACTATGTCAAGATAATCAATAGAATCTTTCCTAGCCCAAGGAGAAAAACGCTTCCTTGGTTTCACACTATTTATTAAAAAATCATATTGCATCTTAGGTGGTAGATGAGAATTCTTATTCATCTCATTAGAATACAACACAGTATCAGTAAAGGATGATAAGCATCTATTCACAACATATGCTGGATACTTTCTAGCAGCATCAGGATCATCATCCAAGATGTTCTTCTTAGATTGATTGATGCTGTACAGGTAATCTTTGAGTTGGTACATTATTCCAGTGACGGATTACTCCGCTAATAATAAAACAATTAGTAATGAGATAACTAATAAAGATGAAAGATCGTACAATGAGTACAATATTATCATACTGCTTCGTCTCCTCATCAGAGAACGAACCCA